ACGGCATCACCTGTTAATGTTGCCGTTGCTGTTGCTCCTGTGCCGTCTCCCTCTATAATAACAGTTGGAGCAGAGGTGTAACCAGAACCACCCGCTGTTACTGTTATTGAATCTAATTCTCCATTTACATCAAATGTCGGCTGACCTGTTCCTGCTATTTTTCTAACAGGCATATAATTTGTAGTTACAAATTTGGTTGCATCTGCTGAGCCAATTTGAAACATAAATTTCCAAATATAACCGTCATCTAATTCAAATTGTTCTGTTCCTGTTGATGTAGGTTTTATTGTGCTTGTTGCATTACTATTATTATCTAAACATTTATATACGTTATTATCATCTGTTAAAACGTAAAAGAGTGCATCTGCTAAAGTGGTTGCTCCTGAATTTGCAGGATTGTCTGATGAATAATTATCATCATATGGGTCATATACTGTTCCTGAAACCCATTCCAACTTTCTAGCAAGTAAAACTACATCAGCTGCCTGCACTCTTTTTACAAACATCATATCATGACGATATTTTGCTGTATAAAAATTAGAGTCTATAGGCAAGTCTGGACTAACTTCATCAGCCCATGCTGTAGCTTTAGATGCAAACAAATAGAAAAAGTCGTTCTCATTATAGATATCTCTATAAAAAGACCTAGCAAATTCTACTCTTGCTTCGTTTTTTAATAGTAACGACATTTATAACTCCTAGTTAGGTAGTTATTAAGAGTCAGATACAGTAACAGTCCAAGTAATTTTTAAAGTATCGTCTGCACCTTTGTTTACTACTGAAAATACTGTTCTACATAAAAGAGTTCCTGCAGATGAATCGTTAAACACGCCGGCTTCTGTTACCGCACCTGTTCCTGTTCCTGCTGGAAAGTCTCCAACGTATTCTATAGCATTAGAAGTAACTGTAGTAGAAGTTAATGAAACTCTAGATCCTGCAATTGCTGTTTCCAATGTGGAATCTCCAGCAACTGGTGATGTAGTTCCTGTTCCTACTTCCATGTGAGACATCGCTGTTTCTGATGTATCCTTCATTCTAGAAGCGATATAATCTAACCCATCATCAACTACAAGGTTGTTGATAGTTTGTGTTTGTTTAAGGTTACCTTGTTGGTCATATAAAGCGACGTTAACCTTACCCGTTGCTTTCATTGTTTCTTTGTTGAACATTTATTTCTCCTGGTTAATTAAAATGTTTATTTATTTATAAAGGTTTTAAGAAATAGTTCTAGCTTCTCCGACATAATCGTTTCTAAAATAATCTATTTCTCCATAGTCCTGACTTACAACCGTCCCTGTCTCTGAGGTTGCTGCACTGTCTGTAATGCCATCTCTTTCAAAGCCTAAACTAGGACTATCGTTTATGTTAGGATTATCTGTTACACCCGGCTTAGTTATATCAAAAGTTTGTTCCTCTGACAAATCTGTATTTTCAGATTTAATTAAGTTAGGCTGTAAACTTGTTGTATCATCAACTACAAAAGTATCTGCTTTATGTAATTCGACCGCAAATAAAACTGTTTCTGTAAAGTCTACAGAATCTATAGGGGTTCTAAAGAAGAATAGTAATGTTGATACTACTTCTCCAAACGTTACAGAATCCTCAATAGTTGGTTTATGTAAATCTTTAACAATGTTTTCAGACATATCTGTTGTATCTACTTTAACTAATTCTACGTCAAAGAAGTAATTTTCAGACATTTCTGGAACTTCAAATTTACCTAAGTTAGGTTCTAATAAAGCCTCATCATCTTGTATTACAAAACTATCTGTAATTGTAGGTTTATGAACGTGTAAAGCTGGGGCATCTTGAACCAATACAGTTTCAATTTCTGCAAAAATTCTAAATACAAATAAATCCGGTATAATATTATAGTTAGCACCTACATTAATTATATGATCAATAGTTAGGTCTGAGAATGCAACCATACCTGCAGGGTGTGCTGCTCTTGTTAAAGCCTCTCCCCATTGTGATTTAGAAAGTGATGATTTAATTTGATATGAAAATTGTTGATAAATTTCATTATCCTGTAATCTGTTGGCGTCTGATAAAAACCCTCGTATGTTTTTAAACTTGCCCGGGAATGTATGTGAGAATCCTGTCTGACAAGTTATGGTTTGTGTTTCGCTGTTGCTTGATGTAAGTATAAAATCAAAGGACGCTCTTTGGAAACCTGTTCCTGTAGCAATAACTTCAAAAGATGAAGGATAACTATTACTATCTATTTGTGTAATTCTTATATAGGCATTATTACTAATACCTGTTAATGTATAATCTTCTGCAAAATAATCTAAAGCGTAAACACCTAAAATGTCTCCTGTTTCTTGAACTTGAAATGTATCACCAATTCTAAATCCACCATCCGATGTTCCTGTATTTGTTTTATTAACTACCTTGTTTAAAACTCTAGTCAAAAATGCTTTACGATTTATATTTTCATCTTGAACATCCTCTAACCCTATCCACGTTCTTACATCATCAGTTACTAATGCTAATGTAGGTGCAACTGTATAACCTGCACCACCGTTATTAATAATAACTGAATCTATTTGATTTGTTGTTGAATTAATTCTAACTTGTAAATCTGCGACTGTTGTAATTGTATCACCACTATCAGGTAAAATAACAACTCTAGGATTAGCACTATAACCTTGTCCTGCATTATCAATACTAATCGAGTTTATAGCACCACCACTTACTGTGCATGAGATTTCTCCCTCTACACCATAACCAGGTATAACAGTTTCTGCAGGTATATCTATTACTAATTCAAATGCTTCTGGATTTGTATAGGCTATCTTTTTAGACCTAGACACTGATGTTTTTAATCTATTTCTTTTTGTAATAGAGCCTTCTGATGTGTAGTAAACTATATCTGTTTCTTTTCCTCTAAAATCTAAAGGATTATATTTGGGGTCTAAAGTTTCATTAGCATAAACTTTTATTACAACTTCTCTAGAATAAATACCATCTGATGGTCTTAAAATATATTCTGATGGTTTAAATATTTCTATTTCTTCTCCATACGCCAATCTAAAAAATGTTTTAACACCTTCTATGGAACCTTTGGATTCATAAAAATCTCTTATCCTTTTAATAAGTAATCTATCACTTACAGATGAATCTAAAGGAAAGTCTATAGCATATTGTTGTAATAACGATTCTAAAAAGGCACCATCATAATGGTCAACATTCCAGGAATCAAGTAACTCCTGTAAAACATAATTTGGATTCCCACTTGAATCTAATCCTGTAAAATACTTATTAATAAAAGTAGCAAAGTTAGGATATTCAGCTCTAATGAATTCTGGTATTTGTTGGTCAATAAGATATGAAAAGTTTTGATGATAGTATTCTGGGGATCTTTGATATACTCCCAATTCAACTTCAAAGGTGGCACCGGAGCCTGCAGAAATATGTGTAACTGTTAAAACAATATCATCTGCTCTTTCATCTCCGCCTAAAGATATATCACTAATAGTTACGGTATCTCCTTCAGCATAACCACTACCTTTGGCAGTAATTGTAACACTAGTTACGGCACCATTTTCATCTACAATAACTGTAAATTGTGCACCCGTTCCTCTTCCGCTAGATGTAGACCCTACACCCGTAAATGTTCCTGCACCCCTGTTTGTGTCGGCTGCTGTAGTATGTGTAAAAGCTGATAAAGAGCCAATTAAATATACCTGAGGTGCTGTTAGATACCCTAAACCCTCATCTGTTATTGTAACTGAGTCAACTATATTACTTGCAATTGCTACTGTTGCTGTAGCCTGTCTTGTGTCTGCTCCTATAATAGTTGTTGTAGGGGCACCAATAAATAAGGTAGGGGCGTCGGAAGAACTATAACCGTTCCCCGGATTCGTAATATTAATTCGTTTTATAAAACGAACAAAACTTTGCCCTTCTGCCATATTAACTATCCAATGTTAAATCATAAGCCGTTATATCTATTCCTGCAAGAACATTATTAGGTGCATCCAATACACTATCATCTTTTACCAAAATTGTATTTTTAGCAGGAAGTGCTGTTACAGGACCTGTTGAAATCTCAGATTTTCTTGTTAAAGTTTCTGTTTTAATATCTTTTGAACTTTCATGTGGTATAGATGTAACTCTTAAATCTGTTAATTGACCAGTAATTTCTGTAATGAATAAATCATTTAATGTTACTTTACCTGTTGTATAGTCTACTGTTCCTACATTAGAATTAATTATAACTTTTTGTGTTGCTGTTTTTAAGACTAATGTTCCTGTGCCATTCCAATCGGGTGAAACAACTCCTGTATTAGGAATGTCTGATATAAAGACTTTACTTGTAGCGCCGTTTATTTTTACATTAAAGTAATTACTGTTAATTGAATATCCATTTATTTTATTATTAAAGTCTAAAATATATTTTGCTGAAGCGTTTAAAACAGGCGATGTTCTTTTTTGTAATCTAAGTTCTAAGTTAGCACTTAATAGGGCTCTTGATAATCCAACAATTCGTGTGGTCAATTTGGAGTAATAAAAATTAGCATCCAATGTATTAAGTTCTTCATTAAAATAATTAGTAATCTCGGTTGAAATTAAACTTGAAATTTCTCCGGGTGTTAATTTACTTAATTTTTTATCGTATTGTGCTTTAACCTTCATACCTATATAAGTGTATTCTGGGTCAATAAATTCTGTAGTTAATGATATTGGTTGTTTAGGAGAAATTGTATCTCTTAATAAAACATCTTTATCGTCTTGTGTTATGACCAATCCATCTTTAGGTTGTAATGAAACAAAAACTTTTCCGTAAATAGGTGGGTCATTAATTTCACCGCCCCATACGGTTACAGATTTAACGTTAGGATTAGCTTGTAATATTAATGATGAATAATCATTTCCTGTAACTGCTCTATTTTTTGAGGCATTAAATCTAGGTGCATTAAAACGAATACTATCTACGCTCTCCTGTCTAGCACCGCCGGCTGATTTTGTAACTACCGTTAATGTTTTTGTTTCGCCTGAACCTGTAACTAAGGAAGGAGCCGTAAAACTTTTTGCACCATTGCCTGCTTCGTGATTAGTTGAAATATAGTCTACAATAGCAATGTTTCCTGCTTCAAGTTTATTACCTATAACACCGTCTCCAAATCTTATTTCATATAATCCACCTACAGACTCCTCAACAAAGAATGCTTTAGTTGTGCCGGTTACACTATTAATACTATTGCTAAGTGTATATTTGTTTGTATCTGTATTTGTAGCGGATTCCTGAACGGTAACTAAAATTGTAGTCGAATCCACGTTAGGGTTATTTAATAAAACAGGTCCTTGTTCAAACCCTGTTTCAATTATCTGTGATGTTCTTAATAATTTACCCTCAATTATTTCTATATTCTCAAATAAGAAACATTCTCTGCCACCACCATTAACTGTTTTATTTACTGTATAATCTTTAGCCGGATAGAAGGTGTAGGTTTTTCCATTTAATGAAGTAGTAAATGTTTTATCTTTTGTTAAAGTTAAAGTTGGTAATGAATAACTTGAGTCGGGTTCAATTTCTAATGTAACTGTAGCCCGTGCCGATCTTGCTGACCTAGCTGTATACCCCATTGTTTTAGCAATGGATGCAATAGAGCTTCTTTTAATAGCGGAATCTAAGAAAGCCTCATTAGCTGTCATATGTGCTAATATTGCGTTATAGTGGGTGTTATATGCGAGTAAATCTAAAATTACAGATAGACCCGATGCATCAAAGTCATAATCCGCAAACTCACTTTGCGATGCCATAAAAGTTTTTAAATTACTTCTAATTTGGTCGTAATCTAATTCTGTTACATTTTTAACTGCCATGTCTTGTTACCTTAATCTTGTTAATGTTGTTCTAAATACTTGTTGTTCCCTAATACCTTTTACATAAAAGTAAATAAAAATATCATATTCATTATCATCAAAATTTGGACTACAAGCCACTTCACTTACTTCTACTCTAGGTTCCCAATTTAAAAAGGCGTCTTCAATTAATCCTTCTAATGCCTTTGCTGTATTGAAGTCCATTGGCTCAAACATCATTGAATATATGGGGGAACCGAATCTTGGTGTAAATGGTTTTTCCCTATATTTTGTTTTTAGCAATATCTCCATTGCTTGTCTAACAGAATTAACATCAACCTTTTTACCAATATCACCTGTGATAGGATTGATATTAAACGATAAGTCTAAATCGGAATAAAGCCTTGTTGGTTGTTTGTGAGCCATGTATTATTTATACTTAAAAATTAAGTATCTCCTCCGCCTGTTAATATTTCTACAATACTATCATCAGTATCAACATCTCCTAATATAGAAACTGTTGCTTGGTCTAAACTTGCTGTTAGTAATTCATCTCCTATACTTTCTGCTTGATTTTTTAAACTTCTAATTCTATCAGCAATACTTTGTATTCCTTGTTTTATATTTCTTCTACTACCATTCAATCTAAATGGGTCGCCTGGCTCTTCTCTAAATGAAATACCACTTCCACTTTGATTTGGAACAAAAACAAGTGTTCCATCTTTAATAGCATCTTCAAATTGAGTTGTTATATCAGGAAACTTTCCTTCCTTTAAAAGAGACTTCATTGTTTCAGTTGGTGTAGGAAATGATAATGGTTGCCCTAATCTAACAACTTCCCCGTCTATGTTTTGCATATTAGGAACAAGTTGACAAAGTAAATTTAAATCGTTACCTACATCTCTTAATAAGCCAGCAATATTATCTATATCAACATCTACATCTTTATATTTTTCTTTTAATCCATTTAAGTATAAAGCTGTTCCGGCAATTCCTTTTGCCGTATCCAACATTTTTTCAAAGTCTTCTGGCAACCCAGGTATTCTATTTTTAATTGAAGCCAATGGGTCTTCTAGCATTTCTTTTGCTAACTGAATTTGAGCATCAATACCTGCTGTTAATTGTGCCTCAACAAAACCTGGAATAGAAGCAATCTTTTTATCTAACGCTGCCAAGGCATCGTCAGCATACTGTAATGTGCTATCAATATTGTCGGCTAAATCTATTAAGCCCTGTGCTGGTCCGCAACTCATTTATACTCCTTATGTTGGTGGCGCCGTTGTGCCTGCAGATGAACCACTAGTAATAGCATGAACGTGTGTTCCTAATATTGTTGTTCCTTGTGAAACTACAGTTCCAGAAACTGTTCCTAATACTGTATGGTTGCCTGTTTGGTTATTTGCACCTATATGATTAATAATACCCGTCCATGTTGTTGACGGAACAACGTAAATGCTGGAGCCAAGAACTGTTTCAGTTTTAACTAAACCAACATCAACATTCATATTTAATGAAGCCCCTATATTAAATCCTCCAGATGAGAAACTAATATCTGATAATGTGCTTGTTCCAAAGTTTAAATCTCGTAATGAATAAACACTAAATGTTCCTAACGAACTTAAAAGTTTAATACCCGTAATTGCCGATACTGAGAATTTCTCAACTGTATTAATTTTATAATCCTTACCTACATCAGTTTGCATTCTACCTTTAACAACTAATGTATCTGAGCCTGTATTAGGAACACCTGTTCCTCCTCTGGCACGTATCTGTGTGTCCCTAGAGCCTTCGACAATAGTGGACATATCAGACATAACTTCTATTACTTCATTACCTTGTATCTTTGTATGGCGGTCTCCTCTGACAATCGTAAAGCTATTTCCTGTAATATCCTCATATTTGTCGCCTTTAACATTAAATGTTGCATCGCCTTCAACTGTAACATTAACACTACCCTTAATAAAAACATTTTTATTTTTAACTACTATCTCATAGTCATCGCCCATTACTTTGGAAACACGTGTTCCGTCAGGTTGTATTTCCTCAAAGGTTCCTATTTTATGTTGTCTATTTAATCTTTCTGCACCGGGAGTGTCGTCTATTTCAAAGACGTGTCCTGACTCTGTTTCATGCACATGGTTATATGGGTATTTACTTTTTGTTTCTTTTGTTCCTTGTGGGTCAGGTTCATTCCAAGTCGATTCCTTATATCTTGCACCTAATATTTTTCCTATTAGAAGTTCTGGTGCAAATGCAATTGGAACGTCTTCAACTTTAGCCCCTCTTTTAAAGAGTAAAGACTTGTGTTTTTCTGCCATCTCCTCTCTAGCAAGTCTAGATATATCTGACTCTGGAACTGTATTAAGTCCTGATTCTAAATCATATCTAGGATATGTTCCTGATGGGTCATTAAATCCTTTACTTTCATCTGCAGGTGCAATTGGAAATCCACCTAATGTTCCTAATATAACAGGAATTTGAGCATCGCTTCCATCAGCAAAGAATCCAACTACATGAGTTCCTTCTACAATACCTGTTGCACTATGCCCTATGCCTGAAATAGCTGCCGATTGTATTGGCTGTAATACTTGTGCAAACGGTAGGTCTTCTGTAGGCAACACATTTTTATCTTCGGTGTGATGTCCAAGTATTCTTACTTTTACACGACCAATTTTTTCAGGGTCCAATCTGTCTTCAACAACACCTTGCCACCAATTAAAAGAAGGATATTGCATTATACATCCGCTCCTAAACTATCTCTACTTAATTCTAATAACATTGTATGTCCTACTCTATTCATTATATGATTAATACCTGTAATAACATAAATGCCAGATACCAATTTATCATATACATTCGTTCTATCCGGTGTTGTTGTTTTATCTCCTACATTAGGAAAATTAAATCTTATAAGCCTGCCAACTTCTATATCAGTTTTTCCTGGAACTGTTATTTCAATTTTAACAGAATCAAGTTCTGCTAATCCAGTATTTCTAAATGAAACCGAAGCAACTTGCCCAACATCAAAAGCTAAGTCGTTGCCAAATAAATTTGAAGCCCCAGCTTTATATTTAATATTATTTAGTGGATTGGAATATGGCTTACTAGGAAAGGGAGCAACTTCTCCTATATGTTTAAAATTCTCAAAAGTTTGAGGTATTAAATTTTTTAATTGTCTGTCTTTATGATTGTCTGTATAATCAAATTTAATATCATAAATATCCTTTGTTGTCCAATCATATGAAAATGTTGTATTTGCATAGTAACCAGAACTTTGATTTCTTAGTTGGTCAAAGTATGTAGGATAATATATTTTTTCTACTGTCAATTGACGCATACTAGTAAAAGGAGAACTATATTTGTATTCACCCTTTGTTCTAAGGTCTTTAGGAGAATTTGGTTGCTCGTCTAAATTAACCATATAGTTATATTCATCATATAATACTCTTGCTTCTTTTTGAGCTTGTATTAAATTAGTAATAGATGTTAAGTAGTAACCTTTATTAGATTCAAAAAACATTGTATTAGGCATATCTAAAGTATTACCTATTGTATTTTTACAAATATAATTTAAACATCTAAAAGGAGACCAATTGTTAGCAATAAATTCTAGTTTGGATTTATGAGGAGTATCACCAATTATCAATGGAGTAACTCCGCCTGTAGCATCTCCGTCTGTTCCTAATATTCTATCAGTTAATAAAGTATCTTGAAATATTTTTCCGGCAATTTCATCTGTTGTTCCTTTAAATTTATTATTTAGAACTACAACACTATCTTTTAACCCTTCCATTGATATAAAGTTTATTTGATAAAATTGTTCTCTATCAGAATTTAATGTTCTATCAGTAACAGAGTGAATGTAAAAACTTTTGTATATTATGTTTGCAGGTGTATCTGAAAAAGATGGTGTTCGCAATTTAAATGTAATTGTATCTTTTCCTGCAATTAGAGCCCCAACTAATATATTAGCTGCATCATTTAATAATACAGACCCCATCAGACAATTAAAATATATACTTTCATTGAGTTTGAGTTCCATAAAAAACCCGGACTCAAATAGGTCTAAGGTCTGACCACCATAGGTAGTGATATACATCTCATCAACGCGTGTGTTGCCGGCTCTTTGGTCACTCATATTATTTAATTATCAGTCTTTTAAATTCATTAATAAAATCACCAATATATTGTGGTTGTATAACTTTTACTAATTGTCTTTTATCGTTTTCTTGTTCTTCATATTCTATATTAGTTACTGCTATAATATCACCATTGGCTAATTTGGCAGCATCCCAATCTACTATATATTCTCTATCTTCATTATCACAATAATGATGTATTTGTTGTTCGTTACCTGCACCATATCTTTGTGTGGCTAATTTTTGAATTGAGTCTGGTGTATAATACCATTCATTGTAAGGGTCTATAATATTGTTAGTTAATAGTATAGTCCAATGTAATGTAGGGTCCTTATATAGGGCAAATGCCACGTCCTCAGGTCTTTCTCCTGCACTTATTCTATAATGTTCTAAAAATGCATCGTTGTCTAAAAAAGTTTTTAGAGGAGATACTCGCCTAAAAATATCCTTAGTTGAAACAATCTTATCATCTATTTTATAACCTAAGTTTGGAAATGAGTCAAAAAACATTTTAATAACCGTCCTCTATTCTTTCTTTTGTAAGTATTTCTAGTTCTTTAAATTGTAAGCCCATTGTAATTTCTGAAGGGGCACCTGCAGTATTACGAATTGTTGTAAGAACTCCGCCTGAACCATAATCTACTTTCATATTAGTTAATGCACAAGATGATATTCTATTAACAAAAGTATTTGCTTTTCCTTTGTATCTAAATTCAATATCAAATTCTGAAGGGTAAATTAAAAATAATCCATCTTGTGTTTTTTCTGGATGCATATGATATTTAAATGTATTAATAATATTCGTTGTTGCATTTAATTCTGAATTATTTTTAGGTGCAAATTTAAATTCAAAACCAAACTCCCTAAAGTTCATAGTTTTAAATAGTTGTTCTTTAAATGGATTTGTAATTTTTCTTGTGGCAGCTTGAATGGCTCCTCTTATATTAACATTAAGTCCTATTGCTTTTCCTATGTCGGCAGCACTTACTAATTGTCGAGTTGCAAATTCTCCTAAATCACTATTTAATAAATCACCTAGACCATTTTTTGCATTTTGTCCTATCGCACCTGCAAGTCCTAATTCACTATCCTGATAATCTGCTTCATAAGTAGACTGTGGTGATTGAGGAACATATAATGTTATAATATCGGAAGTAGTAATAGTTCTATTTGGTTGTATAATATTAGTAGTAATGCTTTCACCAATAGCATATCCGCCGCCGGCCCCGACACCAGTTCCAATTACTTTAGCAAGCGCGCCTCCGTTTTTTGTAAGTAACCCTCCCAATGTAGCACCACCAAAAGCTGCTCCTGCTTGAACAAGCGCCGTTAAGCTTTCTTCTGATACTTTATTTTGTTCGCTTTTTTCAAATTGAACAGGTCCTCTATTTTGTATTGCCTGTCCCATTTTGCCCTGCTCTCTAACTTTAATTGTAAAGTTTACAGAATGAGGTTGTTCTTCAGTATTAATTGTCTGAGGATATTGTAACATTTGAACAGAGTTATCTAAAAATCTTTTAGCTCTTGCATTTGCTTTTAATGAATCTTGTGTTTTAGACTCAGCATCCTCTCCGTTATTAACTCGATTACCTTCTACTTGTCTAGCAACAGTCTCTTCCTGACCTGTTTCGCCTCTAAAAACTTTGTTAATACCTTCTAAGATATTGTTAATTATCATTGATGATTCCTATAAATAGTATTTTACTTTTATTATTTATATGCCTTACACAAAAGATTTACATCAAGGTAAGTTTATTCCTCGTAACCCCCTAAAATATAAGGGAAATCTTAACGAAATTGTATATCGTTCTAGTTATGAACTTAAATTTATGAATTGGTGTGACCTAAACGAAGACGTTGCAGAGTGGGGAAGTGAGATTATCGCTATTCCTTATAGGTCTCCTCTTGATAGAAAAGTTCATAGATACTTCCCAGACTTTTATATGAAAGTAAAAGATAAAAAGTATCTTATAGAAATTAAGCCATATAGATTTACACAAGAGCCAAAACAACCTAAACGTAGAACTAAACGTTTCATATCGGAAGTCATGCAATATGGAGTCAACCTAGCCAAATGGGAAAGCGCTAGTGAATTTTGTTTAGATAGAAATTGGGAATTTAAAATTATAACCGAAAAAGAATTAGGGTTAAAGTATTAAGGGTTTTCGTATGATACAAACCTTCTGCTTGACTCTGTAATTGGTTTTATTTCCCTAGGCAACGTTACTGTAACATTTGGACTAACATTAACAGATGGTGGTTGATTGTTGCCAGCAACTATTGTGGGTGATAAATTAGGATTGTTTTGACCTAAAGTTTCATTAACTTCAATAGTTTTGGCTTCTAAGTCTACGCTATCCATGTTATTAAGATTAGCATTTTCTTCTGCATCCATTAAAGCTTGAACAGTAGTTTTATTACCAGAAGCATCAAATCTAACATCTGAATCTAGGGCCTCTAAATTTTTATTCATAGCATTTACCATATTAGGAGTTACTTGTCCTTCATCATAAGCAGCCATTAATTCTTGAAGTTTTTGTTCGCCCTCAGTATTTAATCCCATGCCAAAAAATCTGCCACCCATACCTTCTTCTTGTAGCATATCAGTATAAGCAGCTTCCATTTTATCTCTTGATTTTTCTTTACGTTTTATTGTAGCATCATTATCAATGTTCATTGTTTTCAAAATATCTTCTTCTGATTGATCTGGGTAATCATTTTGTAATGTTAAGAATTCCATTCTTTTGTCTTGAGGAACTTGTTCAGGAACACCTAAAACTTCTGGGTCGTTTTCTAATAACCAATTAAATGCTTCATCCTGTGTTTCTTCTCCGCCTAATGCTAAATCATATTGCATCCTAGCAGATTTACTTAAAGCATATTCTCCTATATCATATGCAGTCAAGCCTCCTGCTACAATAAGCCCATAACCTGTGCTGGCAAATGCTCCTTTTGTTGCTGTTTTGGCTCCAACCTTTGTTGCCAATTTATTTCGGACTTTTGACATAACACCTTGCTTTGTTTTATTTTTAGCAGCACTGACATTAGGTTTAGCTTTAGTTTTTGTATCTACTTTTTGTTTTGCGTCTTTTAACTTATCGGGCTCTTTAACAAATTTGCCTGTTTTTTCGTCTATTAATCTTCCTGCCGAATTTAATTTTGTTCCTTTAGGTAGGGTGTCTTTAACACTAGGAAAAAATTTATTTTTTATCGTGTTAAGTCCTAAACCAGCACCTATACTCCTAATGGTGTTTCTAAAAATTCCTGTTTTGCCCCCTGGCTTAGTCGTTTTATCTTTACTGCCCGGGAGTCCAGGAGCAAGTGGCATACCCATACCACCCATACCACCGCCACCAGAGAATGCAACTACTGCTGCCTTTACTTCATCTAATTTAGCAATAACTCTATCAGTTTGGTTTTCTAATTCAGGGTCTTTTAATTTTTCTCTAGGGTCCTCTTTCTTAGTTTGAGTTTTGGTTACTGTTTCCTTAATAGTTTCTTTAATTTCTTTGGTTTGTTCTTCGGTTATTTTTTGTTGTTCTTGAGTTTGTTTTTCTATTACCTCAGATGTGAAGCCTATGGGTTTACCTTTTTCTACACCCGCTCTTCTTTCTCGTTGTCCTTCAGTTGCAAAAGCTTTTGCTAAGAAAGATTCTGAGCCAAACATAGTTGCTGGATTAAAAGTTTCAGACATGATTTGAGAGAACCCAACTGTTGCAGGGTCTATCCCAAGTAGCTTTTCTTTTACGGCTCCTGTGAAACCGTATGAAGGCTTATCTTTATTGTCCTTGACTTTAGCCATTATTTATTCTTTTTCTTCCTCTCTATTTTCTTTTGTATGTTATCTAATAATAAAGCTATGTATACTTCCCTTTCCCACGGCATCCAACTTTCTATTTCTGTTATACTATATTTATGTTCTTGCATTAACAAAAAGTTAGTTTTAAAAAAGTTTTCTAATGTCTCATGCGAAAGGGCTATACGAAAAAATTTAAATACCCGTTCATTCCTAAGTAATTTTCTTTTTCACATTTAACACATTTAAATTCTATTACGTGTTCTAATGTAGGCATAGTAGCAAAGAAATCTTTTATTTTATCAAACTGTTCCATTGTTAAATTTTCAAGCCACTCTAACATTTCTTCTTGTGCTATTGTTTTTGCTTCTATAATTTCGTCACCATTATAGATTTTTTCAATACATTCAACAGTTGTATTAAATACCTTGTCCATTGTTTCACCATTCAACATTTCCTGTAATTGTATAGCATCTGGATATTTCATTTCAATTGCTAAGCTATCACTTAACTTAATTGGATTCTTATGTTCATCATCATAAGTAATATCAATTTCATCTAACAATACATTATGTTTATATTCCTCATTACATTCTCCACAACGTAAAGATAAATCTACATTGTTTGAAATTGAAATTGCTCTTAAATCTAAAAACAATTTTTGTAAAGCAAACATTGGCAACTTACTGCCATCTACTTTGCCCATTGAACAATTAGTAACAATCTGTTGCGTTGCTTTCATCATGTCTGCAATGTCGTTAGATTCACTTGCCATAACAAGTATTTTTTCTTCCTTTACTCTAAAAGGTCTGAAATCAAATTTCTTATTTAATGAATGAACTTTAATCTCACTTAAAGGTAAGTCTACCTGGGGTAATGCCATAATTTATCTCCTCAATAATTAATCGGGTGTAGTTGTTTGTTCTTGTGTTTCAGTTGTAGTTGTTTGTTCTTGTTTTTCAGGTGGAGTAGGTGTTGGTCTTCCATCATATCGTTCCCAATATTTATATGAAAATATTACACTTACTCTATTCGGTGTATCATTAGCCATAGCTAAAGGCGTTAAGTTAATAATACGTGGAAAGGCTTCTACAAGTTTCCAACTACCTGTAATTCTATCTGTTCTATCTAAAGCGTGTATAATAATTTCCCCTACATAATCATTATAAAAACCTACTTCTTTTGATATTGGGTCAGCTTGTGTTTTGAACATCCAATCCTCTAAGTATGTTCTTACGTCCTGTTCGTTATCTAAATAAAATGTTAAAGTGGCGTTATCAATAAAGTATTCAACACCTGATACTCTAGGTTCTAGCCAGTTACCAAATCTAACAGGTGCATAGGTTGTTTGTAACCCAGGTATTAAGGCTTCCTCACATAGTAAGGATATTGTTCTACTGCCTGAGATACTTATGCCTGCTGGGGCTGTTAAAATACATTCAAATCTACTTGCACGTGATAAGTCCTGCCTACGTATTTTTGAAATAAAATTATTAAGTGTAAATTGTGTTCGTTTTGACATTACGCCATTCTCCTAGAGTCGCTGTAAACTTTATTCTTTGTTGCTTTATTAAATTGCTCTACCGGTAAAAATATAGCTGCCTTCCAATCTTCTGGATTTACTTTTAAAAGTTTGGAACCTATACGCTGTTTTACATAACGCTTAACACACGGTTTTACCATTGGACTTTTAGATGCCTGGCTAAGTAATGACCAGTTATATTGCATCTTTGTTTTAGGCCCTATTGTGGGTGAATCTGCTGTCTCTAATAAACTACCTAATAATTTTGCTCTCATTAAATAAGGTAGGTAGTGTAAGTTAAGCCCATAAAACCCATTATTAGTTTCCTCAAAAGGCAAACATAAAGGAAACGTATCGTAATATGGTAGAGTTTCCTTGTATATTGGGTCATATAAAAACATATACATATGTCCTATTTCTAATTTATTTGTTGTTTTACCTATATCAGAATTATAGACTTGTCCCTGTGATTGAAAGTCACCTCTAATTTTTCTAACTTGTTTCATATACCAATCCATAGATTTAGTTTGGTCGTTAGAATTTGCTCTTATTTGTTCAAAAGGATTTGCCATACGACTATTTATACGAGTTACAAGCCAAAAAAAAGGGCCGTATAAACGACCCTTAATATTATTCTGGTGTTATTTACTCTGGTTTTCCAGTTTGTAATTCATCAGTCTGTTTATCGACTTCTGTAACTACTGTATCAACTACACCTTCAGCTGCATCTGCTACTGTTTTAGTAACATTAGAAACATCTCTAAGTGCAGAAGCGGAAACATTACCAGCGGTTGTAACAACTGTATCAACAGTTGAAGTAGCTAAGTCTTTACCACCGTCAATAACGGCACCAACTGTAGCACAACCAGTAGCAATAAAAGCTAAAGCAAATAACATTGTTATTGTTTTAATCATTTTTGTATACCTTTTTTGATTAATTTTGCTCGTTTAACACGAACTCCAATTTATATTTATAAAAAAAGGGCGACATAACTTAATATATCGCCCCAAAACTAGTTTAGACTTTAGTCATCTTCTGCTAGTTTGGCAAAGTAACTTAATGTATCATCCTCATCATCAGAAGTATCCACATTAGATGAAACACTTACAGCTGATGTTGCATTCTTAACAAAAGTGCCATCTTCGACATCTCCTGTTTGTTCTGCAATTTTTTCAGCAGTTGTTACTTTAGCACCGCCAGCTAATACCATATTTAGTTTAGCTTTTAGTTCGTCGTAAGATTTAAAGTTTTTAGGGTCTACAATTTCCATTAATGAATATTGTTTTGCCCAAATAGCCTCTATGTCATCATCTGATTCTGCAACTGCACTTGTTGTAGATTCAAATTCAGATTTGTCATAGTTTCTATAACCTTCAACCTGTCTTATTTTCAATTTGAAATTACTACCTTCCCAAAAATCAAATGGATTTAAAGGATTCTCATCTTCAAACTCTGGTTGCATAACATCTTTAATTTTGTCAAAGATTTTCTTACCAAACTTGTAAAGGAAAACTTGTCCTTCATTAGCAGGGTTACCTGGGTCTTTAACAACCATGATGTTAGTATAATAAGCTAGTCTACGTTTTTGTTTTCTAGCAATATCTTTGTTTGCTTCAACACCACTATTCCACAGTTCGCTGTTTAGTTCTGAAACAGGGTCTGTTTGATTTAATGTTGTAAGCGAGTTTTCAATATACCACTTTCCAGTAGGTCCTTGAAAACCATGATTCCAAATCCTTGCCCAAGGAAGTTCTTCTCCTTTAGGTGCAGGCAAAAAACGAATAACAGCATAACCATTTCCTGCTTGGTCCACAGTTGGCTTCCACTCTCTTTCGTCTGCTCGGTTTTGGGTTTTTGGGGTTTCGATTTTCTCGACTTCTTTCATCAAGTTATCGAAGTTTGAACGTGCCTTTCTCAGGTCACTAATTGAATTAAACGACATATTTTTTCTCCTTGTATAGCGTTGTATTGCGTTGTATTAATATTATTTTGTCCTGTATAAGCGGACAATAGTATTTATACAAATTGCGATGTTCTTTCAGAAAATTTTTGACCATTTTGGACAAAGGGTCTATACTTTTTAATAAGTAAATTAACGTCCTGTAGGAATATATCATCAGTTTGTATTTTAACATAATTATAGAGTTTGTCAAGTATTACGAGTGTTTCTAAGTTAATTAGATGACCAAAATATAATCTATAAACTAGTGGATGCTGTCCTTCTTTTGCTTCTAACGGATTATCAATTCCTTCTTTTTCCATTTCCAATTCTATCTTACAAAAATCCTGTTCTATTAAGTAATCAAGTTTCTGCTTTTTAACTTTCCAATCCTTATATGTTTGTTCTGCATTTGCATCAAACATTCCTCCCCACTTATCCCCTGCAACAAAATTAGCAACTAGGAAATTTATTACTTCCTTCTTTGTATAGTCTCTTGCTAATCTACGCATTACTATAATGTCTTTTCTTTTTAAGAAAGCGTTTTTACTTGCCTTAACTGCCCCTCGAGTTTTTGTTATATCATAATCCGGTTTTGTGAAGTGTAACCGCAATGCTAAATAGATTCTATATACTTCAAAAGGTTCCATTAGCTACTAAGTCCTTATTTAATGGTTTCATTGGGTCATTCTTATCCCACCTTGTAGATTTAACTAACATAAAATGTATGCCATTATCCTCTGCTATCTTTTTACCTTCTTCTATTTGATGCTCGTTTTGTCTAAATGCTATCCATTGCCATACTATTTTATGTCCTAATTTTGCACCTATCTGCATGGCTTTAAAAGAACTATTCCAATTTTGATTTACTCTATAAATTTTACTTGTATCTTGTAATCCATCAATGCCAAATATTGTAACATCTAATTCAGGTTTTATAAAACTATAATATTCCTCCCAAAAAGAATTTTTCTTGCCTGTGCCGTTTGTATGTAAGTGCATATGAATACTATTTTTAGATACAAGTCTAAATACATCTAATGCTCTGGCGTGATATATAGGGTCTCCTAGGTTGCCTGATAAACGTATTGTATGCCATTCTTGTTTAATAATCTTTTGTATTAACTCTAAAGATAAATCTGTATTAGCTTTATAGCTACCCTTTTCTATTGTGCGAGGACATTTAGGGCATGCTAATGGACATCGTCTAGTAATTTCTAAATGTATGTCCTTGGGCTTAGTATACATCTCTTTCTGTATTGTTGTCTAAATAACAATGATGATAACAGGTAAAATCCAAATCCTGTGGAGATTGTTTTTGTTGAAGTTCTATAAATTTTTTTGTAGAAGATATTGCATCTGTTATATCAACTATTGCAATATTAAATTCATCTTTATTAAAGTAGTCTTTGGTGGGTCGCCAACAGCAGGGTTTATAAAAACCTTCTGCATTAATAAATCCCTCTTTACCATTAAGACACTTTGGCTTGAACATTAATCTAAAGGCAATTTATTTGGTTTAGTTTTTAATAAATTTAAATTTTCTGCTTCTACTTTAATTTTTTCTTTTAGAGAAGGACTTAAAAGTTTCTTCACAGATTCGATTTCAATTTCCCTTTCGATACAATAGTCGCAAAGAACATCAATATATCCAATACCCTCTTGAGCAGCTAATCCTCGTCTTGCTTTACGTTCTATGTATTGAGAAAATTCTGTAGATGTTTTGAACTCCTTTGTTATTAGGAAAACGTCTGTTATATTTTTTGTTTCTGTATTCATAGGTTGGTTATCCACCACTAGCTTTGGCATTATTTTTTCTCCTTATCCAAGTTTTAACATAGTCTAACACATTGTTTTCTATTTGTATATACGGATTGGCACAATAGGTGGTCTGTGCTTCACCGGGTTTATCAAATTCATAAACAATTCTTGTATCAAATAAATCTGCAATTTGTTTAATTGAATATGGATTTGAGGAACCAAAGTGTGCTTCTTGAGGCATTTTCCTATCTAATAATCCGTTAGCCATGCCATTAACAACATCATTTACATGGGTAAAATCTCGTTGCTTAGACCCGTTGCCAAATATTTTTAGAGGAGTGCCTTCCAAATAGGCAGTTTTAAATGCTCGTATAACTGTGCTATATGGTCCATAGTCTGCCTCACCTGGCCCGTAAACATTATAAAAGAACATTTTGTAATATCTTATTCCCCATAACTCTTCATATAAATTTAAAACGTCCTCAGCCAAACATTTGCTAAATGTATAAGGATTGGAATATTTATCAGAATGAATTGTGCTTGAAGAACAAGCAAAGTATAAAGGACATTTATGATTTCTAGCCCACTCTGCCACATGAGTAGTTGGACCTACACCATTTAAAATAGTTTCTACAGGAAAGTCAAAAGACATTCTAACTCTCGGAGTATTTGCTAAATGAAATATTGCGTGTATGGGTTCTGAAAAACTAGCTTCCATTACATTCTCAATTTTATATTTTACATGAGAATGGTCAATCATATAGGTTCCTTGTCGTTGGTCATCAACAACTGTAACCCTATATCCTAAGTCTAAAAATTTCTGTGTGAGGTGAGAGCCTATAAAGCCACAGCCTCCAGTAACTACTATGTGCATGTCTTATATTATAAAGTTATTATACTTATAAGTCAAGTATTAAGACTACCAAAGGCTGTGATTTAAATTACTTCTCGTTTACGAAAGAATTAAGTTGTCTAGCAACATCAATTACTTCTTGTGGTGAGATGCTTCTTGTATAGCCTTCAGGTAACTCAGGCCATGGAACATCCTTGGCGTCTAAGTATCTTTGGACTTTGGTGTGATAAGCATCCATGGTGGCATGCCTATTATTTTCTAGGATTCCTTGTGCTTGTCCTAGTAGCTCGGCTCGTATTTCAAAGCCTGATTTTTGATTTGACATAATTTTCTCCTGTGTGTAGTGTGTCAATGAGAGCGAACTCTCATTTTATTTATACTACAAAACTTCTCTTTCGTATTTGTCTCTAGCCAAAAGTAAAGTTTCCACATAATTATCTCGCCTATCAATAAACACTTGAGGCTCTTCTCCTTCAACTGCTATTAATATAACACTTCTGTTTATGGGTATGCCTGTTCTTTCCTCATACATAATTGAGTAGGCAGCTGCCTGAGCAAAGTAATTTGATATCCACTCTTTCTTTTTAGGCTTACGTGATGTTTTAAAATCAATTATACTTAATTTGCCTTCATATTCTGCAATACAGTCTACACGACCAGCAAGTCTTAGATGTTTACTATAAAGAGCAATTTCTTGTGCGTGTATATTATTAATATTATCTAACAGAGGTCTAAATTTAGACCACATCTCTTTATCCAATAAAGATAAATCATCTAGATTAATGTCCTCATTGTCTAAGACCTTTTCACATAATAAATGGATTTTTGTGCCTCGGGTTGAGGCTTGTTTAGATATTTTATCGGCTTCTTTTGTTCCAACTCGTTTGCGCCATTCATTAATGGAGTCTTTTGTAGAGTAACCCAAAACAGTCGTTACTGAAGGGAATGCCTCCCCCGATGGTAGATAGTATTTGCGAGATCCACCGGGCGAGGTCTTACTAACTGCGAAGTCTTTTGCCTTATTAAGATGTATAAACATATGCTAATTATACACTCTTATTGTATAAAGTCAAGCGTTTTATTTATATATTTTTAAACTTTATATGTTATTTCTTCTACTGAATCTAATAATTTTTGAGCTACGTCTTTTGCCTCTTTACTAAATATCCAAGTTGAAAAGGAGTTTGTAAGTTGTTTTAATGAATTAATGGTGAATGTAGGGTCCAAATTTTGTATGTCTGTTTGCTCTATTTTCTTATGCCAACCACCAAAATGGTTAACAGCTAATAACACTATCTCAATTTGTTCTTCGGTATAGATATTAATCCGCAAGCCTAATGGCGGGTTTTTTCTTTGTGGTGGAAATTTAATTATTTGTCCCATGCAAATATTTATATGCAACTCTGTTTTTATAAATTAAAGAAATACCATAGTAAGGAGAGATACTATTTCGTATTATAATAAGAGAGTAATCCGTTACTCTAATAAAGAAGCAAAAAAGGCTCCTAAAGAGCCTATCCATTATGAAAAAGACATTATGGATTATAACTCATTAAAAGAAGTTCCTGAAGAGTTACAGGCAGAATATGTAAGAGCTATACTTAAAAACATTTAACTCCATATTTTGCTTCAAACTCATCAGCATCTTTTGCTGTGTTTACAATAGGTTGCCCTTTAATATTAAGACTTGTATTTAATAACATAGGACAGCCCGTAACTTCTTTCCACTTTTTAAGAAGATTATATAACCCTTTGTGGTCTTTGGCATTTACAGTTTGCACTCTACTTGTTCCGTCCTTATGCACAATAGCAGGATAACTTTCTGTGTCTCTACACTTTACCACATATTGCATATATGGAGATTTAAATCCTTTAGGGACATCAAAATATTTGTGAACATCTGCTTCTAATATGACAGGTGCAAAGGGTCTAAACTCTTGTCTTTTCTTAATAGAGTTTACTAAGTCCTTCATTTCCTGACCTCTTGGGTCAGCAAGTAAACTTCTATTACCTAATGCTCTTGGACCAAACTCAGCTCTACCATTTGCAACTCCTACCATTTTATTTTCTATTAATTCTGATAACAGTTTTGTAACTGGATATTTACCTTTTATATTATAACCTAAATAAGGAGTTTTCCATTGAAGTTTACATTCCTTGTAGGCAGCTATAGCACCTAAACTACTACCTGCATCTCCTGGATTTGGCATAATCCAAATATTTTTAAAATAGTCTGAGGCATGTCTATTAGCCAAACAATTTAAGGCACAACCACCCATTAGAACTAAATTATCCGAATTTGTTTTTTCTTTAGTAAGTTGTAATAATTCAATATAAAGCTCTTCGTATATTTTTTGTGTAGCAGCTGCCACATCAAAGTAATGTTTTTCTTCTAATCCAGGACACCAATCCATTACACCTTTGTGATGTGAGATACCACTATCAATTAAATCTGTTTTTATTCTATTATAAAAATTATCTGGATTACCGTAGGCAGACATACCCATTAAAATATACTCATCTTCATTTGGTTTTAATCCTATTCTATGTGTCATAGCAGAATAAAAAAGTCCTAGGGATTCTGGATAGTTTCTTGTGTAAACCTTTTTTAACTTGTCTCTAGCTTTCCATATAGTAGTTGTATTAAATTCTCCTATAGCATCAATAACTAAAACAGCTGCCTCATCAAAAGGACTTGTATAATACCCAGCTGCAGCGTGAGTTTTATGATGTATACCCCATTTTATAGGAACCCCTTGTATACCCCATTTTTTTAAATATTGTTTAGGACTAAACCACTTATTTGGTTCTCCTGAATATAATTTTCTACCAAACTTTAATATAGGATTTTCATACCAATATATTATATCAGGTTTACCATATTTTTTGGCTTCATGTAATAACTGAAAATTTAGTTGGCCGTCATTTTTTTCTCTTCTACCAAATCTTTCAGAATGAGAGGCAAAAAGAATTTCATTTGTTTCTCCGTCCACAACGGTGATTGAAGCATCATGTGTCCCTGCACTGATTCCCCATTCTATCATAGCTAACTCCTTAGTGATATATAAAGGGGTCTCTTTTCTTTAACTCCTTTAATCTTTTTTCTTTTAATTTTTTGTGTTTTCTATCCTCAAAAAATTTGCGGATTTTATTTTTAATCTTTGTTATAAACCTAGGCATTTGTCTACTCCTTTTTCAATTTGTTGCCATGCTTCTGTATGAGCCCATACACCTGGATGTGCCAAGTCTCTTGCTAAATACCCCATGTCTTCTCCTGCGTTCTCAGTATTAACACCCAAAAAATTCATATCTTGTGGCATAAAATCATCTATCCAAGCCCAATGTGCGTTGGGAATTCCTAAAGCATCCCATATATTTTTTATAGAATGATAATACATATAGTTATATAAATTAGCCTGTTCAGGATATACTATATATCTATTCATATACCAGTCTACATCAAAAGCTTCTCCTCCATCCAATGGAACATTGCCTCCTGAAGCTACCCATGTTTGTAATTTTGTTTGACTAAACCCAATTTGTCTATTATCAGTTAATACTTGATTTTGATTTAAAGTGTTTACTCTATTGGGATAATTAAAAGTTTTTCTAAATTCACCAGGATATTGAACAACAACTAATTTAGGCTTAGGAAATTTATTTTTAACATAAAGAGTTGTATTATAAAATTGAAAATCTATACCTGTGCCGCCCATTGCTAAGTTCATTACAGGCAAATTATATTTTTCAGACATATTATGCCACCATAAATCTTCTTCGTGTAAGCCCACTCCTTCTGTATAACTACACCCCATAACAAGTATAAAGTTATTATCCTCATACTCATTTAACTCTTTACAGCGATAGCCTAAGGAGTTTAGATGATATTCTATAGGGTTATCCCAATATTTTGGATTCATTTTAGTGGAGTGCTTATTCTTATTCCAATTGTCTTCAGAATCTCCTGAGTTCCAATGAAGCGTTCTAGTAACGTTCTTATCAGAACAATCTATAATTTTACTTTCTTGTATTTCCATAATGTATTACTCTAATGTGGTTTTCAAATTGTGCTTTTGGTGTTATTCTCCATGGGTCAAAAATTGTAACAGGCTTATTTAGTTCGGGTAGTTTATCAGTTGGATGAACTTTAACAACAACATCATAATTTAAATCTAATCCTACTGCTACTTTATCTACAACTTTACCGCCTAGTTCTTTAATGTAATGTTGAACTAATAAACTATAACTACCATCTACATATTCTACATCTGGCTTATAAGAATCAGAAGTAAAAAATATGTTGTTACCGTGTTTTAAAATTGCCTTAGCCATATTCTTTGCTTGTTTTTCTCTCGCATTCATTACAGCATCAAAAATATCATAACCTAATTCTAATTCATTTGCCATATACCTCAGTGCAATATTATCTCTCGGGTGGCATCCTCCGCCGTCTCCCATTCCTGCTCTCATATATGAAGGTCCCATTATTCTATAATCTGATTTTGCAAGAGCATCTGTAACAATATCAACATTTATATTTCCCTGTTTCTCAGCAACGTCTTGTATCATATTAACAAGTCCAATTTTTGTAGAAATAAATGTGTTGTAAAATACTTTAATACATTCACATTCGTCCCAAGTTCCTATAACATAACGTGGATAATTTTGCATTATTGTTTTGTAAAAGTCTACAAGTTGTTTTGCATCGCCTGTTTCACTTCCATCTTCTGTTCCTATCATTACCATTTCAGGATTTACCATATCCCAAGCAACTGTTCCCATAGCAATTAAGTAAGGGTTATAAACAAATCTTGTATTAGTAATTAATGAAACAAATTCTCGCCTAACTGTTCCTGGTAAAACTGTGCTTATAAGAACTAAAAGTTGGTCTTTAGTCATATGTTTATTTGCTTCTTCTAATACGTCTTTAACAATATTATATTCAAAGTCTTTAGGCTCTAAGTGTGCTGTAGGTGCTCTACCATCATAGTCTTTATCATGTGGAGTAGGCACAGCAACAAAAACTATGTCCCTGTCTTTGACGGCTTCTTGTATTGTTGGAACGATTGAAATGAGTTTTGAAGTTTTAGGTGCAATATCATAGCCCTTAACATCATGTCCTGATTCGGCTATAACTTCTGCACATGGCATACCTAATTTACCTATGCCTAGAAATGCTATTTTGTTCATTATAAATATCCTATATGTTTGATGAAATTCTTAAATTTGAAAGTGACCTAAGTAAATTCACCGGTGCTCCTTATGTAATAGCTACTGATTGTTGCACCCATGCTATTGAATTATGTTTTATTTATAACAAAATAAACCAAACTTCTTTTACTCCCTATACCTATTTGAGTATTCCTATGTTAATGGAAAAACTTAACGTAGAGTATTCTTATGAAGATGAGGAAGAACAAACCTGGGTCGGTGAATATAATTTTAAAGGAACAAACATATGGGATAGTGCCCGTAAACTTGAAAGAGATATGTATATGCCAGGACAAATGCAATGTATAAGTTTCGGGTATAATAAGCCCTTAGAAATAGGTAGAGGTGGTGCTATACTATGTGATAGCTACATACATTATCAAGATTTAAAATGTATGGGATATGACGGTAGAAATATTCATGCTTTTACACCATGGGAAAAACAAGGTGTTTTTAGAGTAGGGTATCATTACAAACCTGTGCCTGAGGAATGTATAAAAGGAAGTGAAATATTAAAAGAATGGGATGATTATAATTTTGAAGGTGCAAATCAATTTAATAAATATCCTGATTTAAGGGGAATACAAATTGTTAAATAGTCATAATGAATGGGACACGCTTAAAAAAGTAATTGTAGGAATTGCCGACTACGCACATTGGCCTGTTAATTGTCCAGAGTTTAGAAAATTAGAAGAAACAACTGGCTGGAAAGAAACGCCGGTGCCAACAGGCTATGTATCTAATAAAATAGTTAAAGAAGCCAATGAAGATTTAGATAATCTAGCAAAAGTTTTAGAAAATGAAAATGTGGAAGTTGTAAGGCCGTTAACTATAGATTTCGGTAAACATGATGGAATGTATAATTATTGTCCAAGAGATAGGGCTCTTGTAATAGGCGATAAAGTATTTGATGCTCCTATGTTATATCCTACTAGACAAATAGAAATTTATGCTATAGATAAATACTTAGGAGGCTTTGAACAACAGATACAATGTAAAGAAGAAGGTGTAATGTTTGATGCAGCTAATGTATGTAGATTAGGAAGTGACCTTTTATATCTTGTAAGTGATAGTGGTAATGTTGAAGGTGCCAAATGGTTACAAAAACAATTAGGCAACAAATATAAAGTTCATATATTAGATAACATTTATTCGGGTGTTCATATAGACAGCACAATTAGTCCTATTAGAGAAGGGTTAGTAGTTTTAAACAAAGATAGAATATCTGAAGAAAACGTGCCTGAGCCATTAAAAAGTTGGGACAAAGTTTGGATAGGTAAGGAAGATTTAGTAGAACAACCATTTACAGATTATCCATATGCAAGTAACTATATAGGACTTAACTTCCTTACAATAAACCCTAATAAAATTGTATGCGACCCTAAGCAACAAAAACTTATGAGAGAGTTAAATAAATATAATGTAAATTGTATAGGGGCAGACTTAAGACATAGTAGAACATTAGGCGGTGGTCACCATTGCGTAACTTTAGATTTGGTGAGAGAAAATGTGGGATAACGGAAAAACAGATATGATATGGGACGACTCCTTTAAGGCGTTTCCATATAAACCGGAACCAATTACCGGGTTTCAAGCTGAGGAATGGAAACGTCAAGGGTATACACATGATACAACATTTGGAAAAATGTATGGTGGTAAAGATGTTGTTCCTAGATGGGCTCATGAAGTAGGAAAAAATTTGGGATTAGAAAACTGCGGATTTGTTTTTTATAAAATGAGTTTTTTAGATATAATGCCTGTTCATTCAGACCACTATAAAAAATACTGCGAAGTTTTTAAACAAGATTATGAAAATGTTTGGAGGGCAGTTGTATTTTTAGAAGACTGGAAATCAGGACATTACTTTGAAATAGATGGTCAGGCGGGTATGAATTGGGAAAGAGGCGAATACGTATTATGGAAAGGAAGTGTGCCTCATGGTGCAAGTAACATAGGTGTAGAGCCTAGATATACGTTACAGATTACAGGAACAAAAGTTAATTCTTAGTTTCGTATATTTGTTGATACGGCTTGTTATATAAACCATATCGTATAACTTCCCTATTGTGTTCACAAATTTCTCTTGTATCTTTAAATAAATCTTTTAATTGTTCAAAAGGCATTTCATTCATCCAATCCAGCAATTTAAAAATAGCTTCCATTCTTTCTGTGTGGTCTTCTATTTTATCATAACTCTCGTCCCAATGTTGCCAAAAAGTTCTAAAGCCCATATGATTCATATACTCTAATGTATGAGGAGGGGCAACTAAAACAAAAGGAACTTCTAATCTAATTGGGTCGCAAGTTTTTTCACTAAAATAACCTGTGGGTTGCCCAAACCTAGTTTCATTTACAACAGCAATACAGGACCTAGAATATTTACGTATGAACTCTTCTGTATTATCCTGTTCTGGGTCAGGGCTAAAACTTCCTGCTACATGAAAATCATATAAATGTGTTTTTTCTCCCCCATGATTCATATCTATAGAATGAGTATTTTCATTTAAATTTTTAAATCCTGCTTTTAATTCTGCTCTTCTTTCTTTAGAAAATTTATTCATTTCCATCCAAGCATAGTCTTTAAAATCATCATATTTGCCCGACATTTCAAAGGGCCAGGATAAATTAGCACTTTTGTCTGCTAAGTAAGCCGACATCATATGTCTATGAGGTGCATATCTTCTATTACAACAAAAGAATCTTGTATTTAATTCTTCCTCTCCATATCTAACTGCGCCCATTGGGCCTGAAATTTGTCTTATGTAAGTATCATAGGTGTAAAGTCTTTGATTAAACCAACCAGGATAATTACTAGCATGTTCTCGTATATTATAATCCGATGTTATAACGTTAGGAATAATATCCCTTTCCTTACTCCAAGCCATTATAGAATCTAATTCCATTGACCTTACTACTTCGTTAAATGAAGCAGGGAATTCGCTATAGTGTCCTAAATTTACGTCATCTTTTCCTGGAAAATACCACGTGGACGGCTCGTATAGAAAAATATTTACTTCTTTTCCTTTTAAGGCATTCCATGTTTCATCGCTCCAACGTTCTAACCATTTACCAAAATTTATTCTTTTAATACCTGTATATAATATTGTCGGTTTATCATTTAACAATCCACCTAATCTTTTGGGTATAAATTGTGCAAAGAAATCTAATTTGTTTGTTTCGTGAGGTATATTCACCCAAAAACATTCCTGCCTAAATACATATGGATTATCCAATATACTCTCTCCTTTTTAATTCTTCTATTAATATTTTAGCTATAACTTCGTGGCCTTTTTGATTAGGATGACAACAACGACTTACGTGTTCTGTTCCTTTAGGGTAATTATCATTGAAATTTATTTCTTCCCAATACCCACCATTTTGTATATTTTCATTAAAGCCATCTTGTTCTAGTAAATAATGAAACATACTTAATCTTCCCTTAGGATAAAAGAAATCAAAATTAGGATTAAAATCTAAAGCTGGTAAAAATAATTCATTAATGTAATCAGGAGAAAATGCGGGCGTAAGAATAAGTTTTGCATTATGTGCCTTACACCAGGTAACAACTTCCATTAGATTTAAATATGCCTCTAAAAATCCTACATCATCAGAATATACATCTGATGCATACCCCCTCCAAACATTTTTCATAGGATTATCCTCGGAGACATCACCATTAGGCCAACAAGTAAACCAATAATCCTGTCCAGCATGTTCAAACCCTTTTTTAATATAACTAAATCTTTCTATTCCTGACATCATAAAAATAACAATTTTTTCTTTTGCATTTTGTAATTTTTTGTTATGAAACATATGCAAGGACTTAGCTGCCTGTCTATTACCACCACCTGCTTGTCCTAAGTTAATTGGCATATAGCCTATTTCCTTAGCTACTAAATTAACCCAAGAATTATTATAAGCCTCACTAACAAGCTCTTCGTCATTGTCATCAACTCTAATATTCCAATTTCTTTTCTCTTGTGTTTCTATTGAATATGAACCTTGCCCCTGTGTAAAACTACACCCTAACCCTATTAAAAGTTTATGGTCTTCAGTTAATATTTTAAGTAATGGTTTCTTTAAAGGATTAGGTAACATTAAAATACTCCTTATAATGTTGTTTTAATTTAAAGTAAGCATCTGGTGCTTTAGACGAATTTCTTAATAATGTATGATAGTTCCAATCTAATGTTTCTTCCATTGAAGAAAATAAGGTCATCATATTTTGATTATTTAAGTCTTTTAATAATTTAACTATCGCATCAAATCTTTCCCAAGATTCTAATTCATCATAACTTTCATCCCACCAAGTATCAAATGTTTTATAACCCCATTCTTTTAATCTTTTTAAACTTCCCTTATTACCAAATATAATAAAGGGAGTTCTTGAGCCCAATGCTTTAAATGTTTTTTCACTTATAAATTGTGTTCCATCACTATCAAAAAAGGATGCCTCACTTATAACAGTTATCCAACTTTGTAAACATACATCAAAATTAAATCTTTTTATATAATGAGAGTCTCCTAGTGAAACATTGTCTTTGCCTCCTACTAATATAGGAAGTTCTTCTTTTATGCCTATCCAATCATACTCGTAAAGTCTACCCTCATAATCTAACTCTTGAAACTCCTTATAAGGAAACTCATTCATACTCATTATACAATCATGATGTAAGTTTGCAGAACGTATTGCTGAATACAACCAGCATCTATGACGTCTAGGTCTTTTTTGTAATACATTAAATGTTTTCATTTCATTAACATTCTTGTATTCCATATGTTTTTCAAAGGTGGGCTTTTCTAAATTTTGATAACGTAACATACACCCAACATCTTTCTCAAAATGTGGATAAGAAATAACTTTCATTCTTCCCGTGTATTCCTCTTCTGCTAACAGATTGCCTGTTACAAAAACCATTGCCTCATGCGGAACATTATGTTTATCTAACTCATCTTCCATAAACTTGTAAAGCCATGGTGCATGGTAACCTTCTAATGAGGAATCTAACATTAACATAGCAGAGCCGTTTTGTAAATTTTCAAGATGTGTTTCTTTTACAAAGTGCATAAAACTCTTTCTTCCATCCTCGGGTCTGCCTGCCCATTCTTCAGGACTATGTTGAACACCTGCAGAAATAATATAGTTTGGTTGTATATAACAATGCTTTAAATTCTCATACCCAAATTGCTGTATTGTTCCTGCTAAAGGAGAAACACAAAATCTAGACATTCCAGATTCATTAACATCTTTACAGTCTTTAAAATTCCGCATAGCATGTTCTTCCAAACCTGTGCTATCATATATAGGTTTCCAATTTTCAAAAAAGAAATTCATTACATTAACTCATCTTTCCATGTTGTAGGAGTTTTATCATTTATTATTTCTAAAGGTAAGTTATAATTAAAACTCGTAGGGCCTGCTTCTCTAATATATTCCACAGTCTTTTGTATTGCGGTTACTAAATCCGTCTTTGTTTCGTAGTCTAAGAGTCTCCTAGCTTTATTACTAGAGCAAGTAGCGTGCTTAACTTCGCGTGGTCTATCAGGCAAATGTATTGGTGCTTCTTGATACATACATTGTCTTGCAACTATCTCAGCTGCCTCATTTATTGTAATAGTATGTTCATCTGGTCCTATGTTAATAGTTTCTCCTACTATGTTTTTATCTAAAGCCATTTTTTCTAAACAGGAAACACAATCATCAACATATGAAAAACATCTTTCCTGCATACCATCGCCATATATAATTGAGGGCAATCCTCTCAAATTTCTATTAGCCATTATACTTATTACGTTTCTATATGGGTCTGTATAATTCTGTTTAGGTCCTATTATATTATGAGGAACTGCTATGTTATATTCCATATCATGTGTATCGCATAAAACTTTTAAAGTGTCCTCTGCAGCTACTTTAGCAATACCATAGGGGTCAACAGGTGCAGGTGCTTGTTCTTCTATAAAGGGAATAATATTACTTCCATATCTTGCCATACTAGAACAAAAAACAAATCGCTTTACTTTATTTTGTATGGCTGCACTCATAACAGAAACACTTGCTTCGTAAATATTTTTTGTTATAAAGGAGGGACTAAAAACAGAAAGACCTTCATGTGCAGTGGCTGCACAATGGATTACAATATCAACATCTTTTAATACTTCGACCATTGCTTGATTATCACAACAATCTATCTCATAAAATTCTACACCATCGGGGACATTGTCTAATGACCCACCCAATAAGGTATCGTTGCCTGCTACTTTAAAGGTTGACGATAGGAATTTCTGAGCCAGATGACTCCCTAGAAATCCTGCCACACCTGTTATAAAAATCTTCATACTCTGGGAATGTCTCTAAAAAATTACATTTACGTCTTTTATCATACTCGTTAAACCAGTTGTAAAAATCTTTACGACCTTCGTTTAATTTGTCCTTGGGGTAACGTGTTTTTGCCATATAATCATGAACACGTCTAAACTTTTCATATTCTAATTGCTGGAATTTTTTAGGGTCATCGTCGTCTAAGTTTTCCTTCATAAACTCCAAACACTCTGTCATATATGGCATGAATTCACTTTTAGGTAAAATGTTCATATCATAATGTAACGGTTCCTTTAAATAAGGAGTATCAAATCTAATACGCCTTTTAGCATGCGTTTCTGTAGGAACAATTATATTGTGATACCGTTCTCGCCAGACTAAAATTTGTTCTAATAAACTTTTAAATGTTGTAACAGCTAAAGCATTAAATGTAATCATTAAGTTAATAGGACATTTTGTTTCCTCAGCATATAT